ACGAGATCTGCGCATGTCTCGTGGGCTCGGAGATGTGTATAAGAGACAGATATAAAAGAGACTGAAATTGAAATTATAGATAGTAGAATAGAAATGATTAATATTTACACGAAAAGATTGAGCGAAGAAGAACAGGAGATTATAAGTCTTAGACATTTTGACTCAAAAATAAATTCCTACGGGGAAATTTCTGAATTATTAATGATTTCTAAAACGGTCGTTCAGAGGAAATATACGGACGCTTTGAGGAAAATTGTATTGATGAAGTATGGAGAAAAAGCGAAAAAAGATAGGGAATAAAAAGGACTAAAAAAGGTCAACACAAAACTTTTGTTACATGTTATAATTGTATTGTGGAAAATTAAATATGTTTCTACTTCAAAAGCTTGTGAGAAAAAACTCATGAGCTTTTTTTATTCTCTTTTGAAAGGGGGTATTTTGATTAGGAGTAAAAAGAGCATCGAAGCCTATCAGGCGTACACAAGAAGTGCTAGATATTCAAGAATATCTAAGATATAAAAGTTATAGAAACTATGTGATTTTTATGCTAGGGATAACAACAGGATATAGAGCAGGAGATTTAGTTAAACTAAAAGTTAGAGACGTAAGGGAAGCTTTAAAAAGACAAGAATTTACTATTATGGAAGGTAAAAAAGCTAATAGTAAAAACATTAGGGAAAAGAACAGAAAACCTCGTACAGTAGAAATAAGACCTAGGATTGCGCAAATTTTAAAGAAATATATAAAAGATAAGCATGACTATGAATACATGTTTCCATCGAGAAAAAGAAAATATCCTCACATTGGTGTTGAAGCTGTTAGCAAAGCTTTAAAAGAAGCAGGAGAATATTTTGGTTTATATGATATAACAGCACATAGCATGAGGAAAACTTATGCTTATAAAATTTATATTGATAGCGAAAAAGATATTGTTGCAGTTAAAGAATTGTTGGGTCACTCTTCGATAGAAGAAACAAAAATGTATTTAGGTTTAGATAAAGAATTGTATCATCATTACAGTGAGTCATTAGACGACTTTGTAAGGTGATATTTTTTTATTTGTCTGTTTGAATGTCTAAAAATTTGGTGTAGTGATATTCAAGGTATCAAAATCACTATATAAGAAGTAAGAAAAAAATAGATTGAATGTCTGGTTCTCTAAGAAAATAAGACGTTCAAATGAAGAAATACGAACTATATTTAATTAGTTTTTAATAATGTTCGTATAGAAAAAGAGGTGTTTTATGAAGAAAATAGAGTTGGATGATAAAGAGATTAAACTGATTATTTCAGTATTAGATTTAAAAGTTTCTCGCAACTTAGGCAAAGCTTATAAAAACTTCCCATATGCTTTTGATGAAAAAGAAGAGTATAAGAGGGATGTGGCAACTATGGAGCTTTTGATTGATAAGTTTTTAAGTAAGCTTAATGAGGTAGAGTGTGAGGGAGTGCTTATATAATGGCTAGAGAGTTTAGTCGAAGCTTTTATAATAGCAAAGCTTGGAAGGAGTGTAGGCAATCAATTATTAAGAAATATCTAGGCTTGTGTGCTGAGTGTGGGAAGCTAGGAGAAGAAGTGCATCATATAAAATATTTAACTCCTGCTAATATACATGATGTTGAGATAACTTTAGGTGAGGAGAATTTAATATTGCTATGTAAAGACTGTCATAGTAAAAAACATAAGAGTAAGAAAGACATTACTAGAACAGGGTTAAAATTTAATGAAAAAGGGGAATTGATTTCGATTTAGAAAAAAATAGTATATCCCCCCTTTAAAAACGACCCTGGGGGCTGATTTCAAATACCGATGTCCCCACATCAATTTTCCTCCGCATGAAAAAATCAGAATGGGAGGGGGGTTATTTAAAATAATTTACGAACAATTAGAGAAAGAAAAAAAGATAAAACAAGAGGTAAGCAGATTAAAGAAAAACTATAAAGATTTAGAAAAAGAAAAAGTTAAAATTTTGGATGGGTTAGTAAATGAAGCAGCTTTTTTAAAAATATCTTTAGAAGAAACTAGAGAAATTTTGACAAAAGAGGGTTTGACTGAAATTTTCAAGCAAGGCAAGCAGGAATTTGAAAGGGAAAGACTTCAAGTTAAGATATATTTAAATTTTATGAAACTTTATTCTAATGTCATGAAGCAACTAATTGATATTATTCCAAGCGATATGAAACAGGAAGAAGAGGACGAACTTATTAAGTTTATAAAAAAAGGTAGACTTAATAAATGACCTACATTGAAGAGTATTATCAAAAAATATTAAATGGAGAAATAGTTGCTTGTAGCAGAATTAAGCAGGTGTACAAAAAGCTTGTCCAAGACCTATATAATCCAAAAGAAAATTGGGTTTTTGATGAAGAGCTTGCTAATAGACCTATCGAGTTTATAGAGACTTTTTGTAAGCAAGCGCAAGGTAAGTTGGGCGAACCTTTGAAACTTGAATTATTTCAAAAGGCTAAACATCAAGCTGTGTTCGGTTTTGTTGATAAAGAGACTGGGTTTAGAAAATATCAAGAAGTACTTGATATTCGAGGTCGTAAAAATGGTAAGACTACAGAATTGGCAGCAGATGAATTATTTATGTTAATTGCAGACAATGAAGGGTCGCCAGAGGTTTATAATATTGCAACTAAATACGAACAGGCACAAAAAGGGTTTAAAGAGTGCTACAAAATGGTACAGCAATCTAAAATTTTATCTAAGCATATTAAGAAAAGAAAATCAGACCTCTATTTTCACGCTAATTATGGTTTTTTACAGGCACTTGCTAGTAATAGTAATGGGCTCGATGGATTAAACTCGCATATGGTAACTATAGATGAATTGGCAGCTATAAAAAATAGAGATATTTACGACCTAATGAAGCAATCTATGAGTGCAAGAAATCAACCCCTTTTAAATTGCATTACCACAAATGGTTTTGTGAGAGAGGGTATTTTTGATGCACAATATGAGTATGCTTGCAATGTTTTAGATGGAAAAATAAAAGATGATAGATTTATAGCTTTTATTTATGAGCTAGACGACAAGGATGAATGGGATAGAGAAGAATGCTGGATAAAAGCTAATCCAGGTTTAGGTACTATAAAAAAACTTGATTTTTTAAGAGACTGTGTTAATAAAGCTAAGACAGACCCAAGTTTTAAGCCTACTGTCATGGTAAAAGATTTTAATATGAAAGAAAACTCTGCGACTGCTTGGTTGAGGTGGGATGAGTTAAACAATGAAACTAAATTTAATGTAAATGAAATGGAATTTAGATATGGCATAGGTTGTTTTGACTTAGCTGAAACTACAGACCTAGCATCTGCTAAAGTTTTATTAAAGAAAAGATATGATGATAATATTTATACACTTTCTATGTATTGGGTTCCGTCTGAACGATTAAAGCAAAAAGTTGATGAAGATAAAATACCATACGATTTGTGGGAAAAACAGGGTTTATTAAGGGTATGCGAAGGAAATAAAATAAATCCATATGACCTTTTATTATGGTTTAGAGAAATTAAAGAAGAGCATGATATTTATATTCCCTGGATTGGATATGACCCCTGGCATGTAGATTCGAGTCTGCTTTTAGCTTATGAGAATGAATTTGGAAAAGATGCAATGATTAAAGTTAGGCAAGGAGTTTATACTTTATCAGCCCCCATGAAAGAGTTAAGAGCTGATTTAAAAGCTAATAAAGTTATTTATAATAATAACCCTATCGATAAATGGTGTCTTAGCAATATAGAAATAAAAACAGATATAAATGGAAATATACAGCCAATAAAAGGTATGGACAGAAGACGACGCATTGATGGAGGTGTCACTTTAATTATAGGCTATGTTGTTCTAAAAGAAAAAATGTCAGAATATGAAAACATGATTTAAGTAAGGTGGTGAAAAATGAACATATTTAAATCTAAGAAGAAAAATAAAGAAGCTCCTGAAAGAATTGTAATGGAACTCATTTTAGATTTGGGAAACGGGTTTTATAGTTGGCATGGCAATTTATATAGAAGCGATATTGTAAGAAGTATTATACGACCGAAGGCTAAAGCTGTTGGGAAAATGGCAGCTAAACATATTAGAAGTAATGAGACTGAATTTAAAACTAATCCAGAGCCTTACATTAAATTTTTGCTTGAAAATCCGAACCCATTTATGAGTGGGCAAATACTTCAAGAGAAGATGGTTACTCAATTAGAGCTTAATAGCAATGCTTTTGCTGTGATTATTAAAGATGATGATAATATACCAACTCAAATTTACCCTTTGAATGCTTTAAATTTTGAAGCTATTTATGAAGATAGAGTTTTGTTTTTAAAATTCTTACTTAGAAATGGAAAAGTAGTTACCTATCCATATTCGAACATAATCCATTTAAGAAAAGATTTTAACGAAAATGATTTATTTGGAACACCTCCAACTAAAGTACTTAAAGCGCTTATGGAAGTTGTAAATACAACAGACCAGGGAGTCGTGAAGGCTATTAAAAACAGCAACACAATCAAATGGTTATTAAAATTTAAAACATCACTTCGACCTGACGATATTAAAAAAGAGGTCAAAGAGTTTGAAAAAAATTACTTACAAATAGACTCGGAAGCAGGCGGAGCTGCCGCAACTGATTCAAAATATGATGCTGAACAGGTTAAAGCTGAGAGTTATGTTCCTAACGCCGCACAGATGGACAAAACTACACAAAGATTATATTCGTTTTTTAATACAAATGAGAAAATAATTCAAAGTAAATATACCGAAGACGAATGGAATGCTTATTATGAGTCTGAAATTGAGCCAGTAGGATTGCAACTATCTAAAGAATATACGCAAAAATTATTTACTAGAAAAGAAAGAAGTTTTGGAAATGAAATTATTTTTGAAGCTTCTAATTTACAGTATGCAAGTATGTCTACTAAATTGAATTTGGTTCAAATGGTTGATAGGGGTTCGCTTGCTCCGAACGAATGGCGTAAGATAATGAACCTTTCGCCAATAGAGGGCGGAGACAAGCCAGTTCGCCGATTAGATACTGCTATTGTGGAAGGGGGTGATTAAATTAAATGGCTAGTGATAATTTGAAAGAATTTTTAAAAGTTAAAAGCTCTACAGAAACAAATGCAGATTTGTTTTTCTATGGTGATATTGTCTGTGATGAGTGGGATGCCTGGACAGAAGAAGACCAGTATCCACTTGCAATAAAAGATTTTTTAGCACAAGAACAGGGAAAAGATTTAAATATTTATATCAATTCCGGTGGTGGTTCTGTATTTGCAGGTATGGCAATATATAATATGCTAAAAAGGCACGAAGGATTTAAAACTGTTTATGTAGATGGTATTGCAGCGAGTATTGCGAGTGTTATAGCTTTAGCAGGTGATAGAGTTGTAATCCCTCAAAATGCCTATTTTATGATTCATAAGCCTTGGATAGGTTTATGTGGTGCTTATAATTCAGATAAATTAATTAAGGCGGCAGAGGATTTAGACAGAATAGAGGAAGGTATTTTAAATGTATATCAAGATAACTTAAAAGAAGAAATTGATATTGAAGAAATAAAAGAAAAGCTAAGTGAAGAAACTTGGTTTACTGGTAAAGAAGCATCAAATTATTTTAATTTTGAAGTTGATGAGAAAAAAGAGGTTGCTGCTTGCGTGAGCGATTATTTTGATAAGTATAATAAAGTACCTCATGCTTTAAAAAATAAAATAGATAAGACTAGTAATAAAAAAGAAAATAATAATAAAAAAAGAGTTCAGATGAAACTGGACTTATTAAAATTAGGGGGTTTAAATGACTAGAGAAGAGTATTTTAAGAAAAGACAAGAAATGATAGACGAAGCACAAAAATTACTTGATGATGAAATTGGAGAAGAAGGAACAGGAGAAGAAAAGACGGAAGAAGCTGAAAAAATAGCTAATAAGATAAAAGCTTTAGATGAGGAATATGAAAGAAATGTAAAAGCTAGGGCGAATTTAAAAGCATTGCAGGATGATGTCAAAATCGACCCTACTATTTTTAATTTAACTAATAACAAAGGTAAAATAGAAGGTATAGAAGACACAACTGTTAAGGATGAACAAGAACAATATAAAAATGCTTGGGCTAAAGATATGTTAGGAAAGCAGTTAAATTCAGAAGAACAGGAGATATTTAATAGTATTAACTCAGCATATAGAGCGGAAGTTCAAACAAGCGAAAATAATACTATTTTAATCCCTAAAACTGTTGCTTCGGGTATATGGAAAGAAATTGGTGACATGTATCCGTTATTCGGAGATGCTTCTCCAACTTTTGTAGCAGGTGATTTGACGATTATAGCAGAAGAAGATGGTGGCGATGATGCTGCGTGGTATGATGAAGAAACAGAAGTTAAAGAGGATGGTTATAAGCTAAAGGAAATAACCTTAAGAGGTTGTGAGCTTGCAAAAGATATAACTGTGTCGTGGAAATTGAAAAAAATGAGTATTGATGAATTTGTTCCATATATAACTACTTTATTGGCTGAAAAAATGGGTGCAGCATTGGCGAAAGCGATTGTAGATGGAAAAGGAAAACCGGGGGAAAGTGATTCTTTTAAACCTCAGCCGCTTGGAATAAAAACTGCTTTAAGCAAGGAAGTTAGTAAGGCACAAATAATAGAATATACTGACAAGATAGCTTATACAGATATAACGAAATTGATGTCTGTTTTAAAGAAATGGAGCAATGGAGCTTGTATTTATGCTAATAGCACAACTATATGGACACAATTAGCTGAAATATTAGATACAACTGGAAAGCCTATTTTTATCCCTGACGCTGCAAATAGTGACGGAGTTGGAAGGATGTTTGGCAGGGTTGTTAAAATGGATGACAGCATGGCAGATGGCGAGATTCTTGCTGGAAATATATCGAAAGGTTATGCGATAAATATAAATGAGAATGTAACTTTATATACAGATGAACATGTAAAAAGTAGAAAAACAGATTATTTAACTTATTCATTAGTTGATGGCAATGTTATAAGTAATAAAGCTTTTGGTATGATAGTTAAAAAAACTAGTGCAGTTGCGAAGTAGGTGTTTTGAATGATTGTGTCATTAGAAGAAATAAAAGAATATTTGAGATTAGAGGCAGATTATAAAGAAGATGATAATCTGCTTTTGTCTCTTCTTAAAGCAGCAGAGGAGGATTTAGAAAATCGAACAGGAAAAGTTTTTAATGAAACTAACAAATCTGAACTTGTTAGTTTGTATGTAAAAATGTATGTTGCAGAGCAATATGAAAAAAGAGGTGCAACAGAAAGTAATAGCGAAAAAGTTAGATTTGTTTTAGAAAGTATAATATCTCAAATTTCTATATGTAGTAGGTATTAAAAAATGGATATTGGAAAATTAACTCAAAGAATAGATATACAAATTTATGGAGAAATTGAAAACGACATAGGAGAGGTTACAAAGGGATGGGCTACTTATAAAAAACTTTGGGCTAACAAATCGTTGCTTAGAAATAGTAATAATTATGTGTTAGATAAAGAAAATATAGAGTATTCTTACAGATTTAAAATAAGATATAGAACTGATATAACAGAAGCTATGAGAATAGTTTGTAATGATGTTGTCTATGATATAAAGCATGTAAATAATATAAAAGAGCTAAATAAATATGAAACAAATATTGATTGTATTCTTTATAAAGAAGGTGTTTACAATGAGTAATACAGATTTTAATATGAATGGATTAGATGATTATACAAATAAACTATTTAAGCGTATTGTAAAAGAATACCCCAAGAAAGCTGAAAAGCTTATGAATATCAGCTTAGGAAAATGCAAAGGAGAAGCTATTGCAAGAACTCCGAAGTCAGATAAAAAGCCTAAAAAATACAAAAGAGCTAAGCACATGAAAGATAATTGGAAAACTAAAACGCAGTCTAAAAATGGGAATTTTGTAGGTGTTTTAAAAAATAATTCTCCACATGCGCATCTAATAGAAAATGGCTGGGTAACAAAAAATGGAGGCTATGTCGAAGGAAAACATATGTTGCAACAAACGATGGAGCATCAGAGAGCGAAAATTGATAAAAGAATAGAAAAAATGGTTGATGAAACTTTTAATCTTTAGAGGGGGTAAGAGTGTTAAAAATTGTTTCTGTAAAAAAAGCTATAGTTGAAAAGCTTAAGTCTTTAAATATAAAAATAGTAGCAAATGAAATAAGGAGCGGGTTTGAAAAACCTGCTTTTTTTATTCAAATCATTCCTATTGAAATGGCTAGCGACCCAAGTTTTTCAAATAGTACATTACTTGTTAATATACATTATTTTTCTAAAGAAAAGACAGAATTAGAAAATTTAAAAATGATTGATAAGCTTAATATATTATTTCAAGATTGTATTTTAGAAATTGAAGGGGGCAAATTGACTATAGAAGAAAAAAGTGTAGAAATATATGAGAATGTTTTACAATACAAATTTAATTTGCAAGTAGTTGAAATTATAGAAGAAGACGAAAGTAAATATGAGCTTATGAAAGAGCTTGAAATGAATATTTAAAAAAGGAGGTTTTATTTTGGGATTACCAAGTGCGATAATTGAGTTTCAAAGACGTTCAAGGACTGTTAAATTTAGAAGTCGAAGAGGTATTGTAGCTTTAATACTTAAAGATTCAACAGCTATAAAGAAATCTTATTCTATCGATTTTTTAACGGATATAAATGAAACTGAATTTACAAAAGAAAATTATGATTATATAAGGCTTGCATTTTTAGGAAAACCTAGCAAGGTTATTATTGAAGTTATTAATGATTCAGTTGATTCTGAAAGGTCTTTAGACGATGCTTTGAAAGCTTTAAGGGAGAATAAATTTAACTATTTAGCTATTCCTTTTATAAGTGAAGAAGTTGACAAAACTAAAATAGTTAATTGGATAAAAACAGCTAGAAGGGAAAAAGAGATATACAAAGCTGTGTTGCCAAGCGTTACTAATGCTAACGAGAAGGCAATTATAAACTTCTCGACAACAGGAATAAAAGTTGGCGAAAAAGTTTATACAACAGCAGAATACACAGCTAGAGTCGCAGGCATTTTGGCGGGCATATCGCTTTCAGAGAGCTGCACATATTTTGTTTTAGATGAAGTTACAGAGATAGAACCTACTGAAAATCCTGACGAAGCTGTAGACGAAGGAAAACTAATTTTAATAAATAATAATGGGATAAGGATAGCTAGGGGCGTAAACTCATTAATAACTTTAAGCAAAGAGGATACAGAAGACTTGAAGAAAATAAAAATAGTTGAAGCTATTGATATGATACAAGATGATATTCTTCAAACCTGGAACGAAAATTATGTTGGTAAAGTAACTAATAAATATGATAATAAAATATTGTTTTTATCTGCTGTAAACAATTATTTTAAAGAGTTGCAACGTGATGAAGTACTTGACAACAGCCAAGAAGCTTATGCACAGATAGATATAGAAGCGCATAAAAAATATCTAAAAGAAAAAGGCATTGATTATAGCGAAATGACTGAACAGCAAATAAAAGAAGCTAATACAGGTTCTTATGTTTTTATAGAAGGAAACATCACTGTTACTGATGCTATGGAAGACTTGAAATTTAAAATATATATGTAAAGAAGGTGAATAGATGGGCAAAGAAAATATCGTAGGAAGTAGTCAAATTTCCGGCACATGGGGAAAGCTTTGGTGGGATGGAACTTTAATTGCTGAGGTGCTTAGTTTTGAAGCTAAAGTTACAGCAAATAGAGAAGAGATTCAGTTTGGAATGAGTAAAGATTCTAAAATAACATCGCTAAGCGGCGAAGGGACTGTAAAACTTGGAAAAGTGTATTCCAGGGGGAAGAAAAAATTATTGGAAGCTTGGAAAAATGGAGAAGACCCACGAAGCACACTTACAAGTAAGGTGAAAGACCCTAGCACACCTGGGAAACAAGCAGAAACAGTCACAATTAACAACGTGTGGTTTAATGAACTAGCTTTATCACAGTTTGAAAAGGGCGGAAAAATCGAAGAAGAGCTAAGCTTTGGATTTACACCAAACGATTCAGACGTGATGGACGAAATAGACGAAATTTAAAGGATAGTTTTTACTATCCTTTTTTATATAATAGGAGGATTTTAAAATGGATAATAAAAAAGAAATGGTAACAATAGAGGATATTTTAAGAAGAAAAGAATATTTTGCAAAGAAAAGTGAAGAAACCAAGCAATTATATATTCCTTCGCTTGATGGAAATATAGAGATTTCAAAGCCGGACAGGATGTTGTGTCTTGATGCAATAGAAATGGAAGACGCAGTCGAAGGAGATAAATATTTTGTATATGAAATTGTTAAAAGTCCGAATTTAAAGAGCGAAAAATTGCATGCTGAATTTGGATGTAAAGATAACCCACTTGATATAGTCGATGTATTATTTGAAGCAGGTGAAATTACTGATATTGTCAAGATTGCAACAAAGTTTGCAGGGTTTGGGGTTGTAGAGGAAATTGAAGACTTAAAAAACTAATTAAAAGCGATGTGGAAATGCAAATGATTAGTCATTATCTAGAAAAAGGTGTCGATTTAGATAAATTAACTAATTTAAATATGATAGAAAAAAATTTTCACATCGCTTGTATGCTATATGAAGAAGAAGAAAAAATAAAACTTATTTCTGAGCTAATAGGTGCTATGTTTGGAGGTGTAAAAAATGGCTAGAAGGCATATAGGTGCAGTTATATCTCTAAAAGACAATATGAGTGCTACCATGAGGGGGATTAGAAGAGAGCAAAAACAATTTCAAAACGAGGTTAGACGGACACGTAACGAGATGCGTTCGGCAAGTAGAGAGCGCATGCGCATAAGGATGGATGCAACTCCTGCACACAGGACTATACAAGATTTAAGGCGAAAATTTGCACCTCTTCGTACTAAACTCGTAAAAGCTGTTGTTATAAAAGATTTAGCAACTGAAAAGATAGAAAGAATAAAATCGAACGTAAAATCTTTTGGAAAATTTATTGCAAGACCTGTCGTAAAACTTAAAGATGAAACAAAAGGAATGATTGATAAAATAAAAAATCGGCTTACTAGTTTATCAACTATAGTTCCAGTTGGTGCTGCAGTTGGCGCTGCGGGTATGGCTGTTAAAAGTGGTATGGAACTAGAGCAACAACAAATAAGTATGCGTCATTTCATGGGAGTTGGAAACAAAGGAAAGTCTAGCAAAGAGCTTGATGGAATGAGCGCAAGCTATTTAAAAGATTTAAGAAATAATGCAAATGCGACACCATTTGAAACTGGAGAAGTTATATCAGCAGGAACTCGTTCTTTGCAAATAGCGGGTGGAAATACAAAAGATGCTATGCAGATGGTTAAACTAGCAGAGGACATGGCGGCGCTAAATCCAGGCAAGACCGTTGGAGATGCTATGGAAGCACTTGCGGACATGAACATTGGAGAAATGGCAAGACTTACGGAGTTTGGAGTTAAGGCAAGCAGTACAGACGACCCAAAGGAAGTACAAAAGAAACTTGAAACAATGTATGCAGGAGGAGCAAATAAGCTCGCTGAAAGTGGTTCGGGACTTCTTTCTACGATAATGGGTAAGTTAAAGTCTAATATCGCAGACATTGGGCTTGGCATGTTAGAACCTCTCAAACCGGTTATGACTGGCTTAATTGGATTTATAGACCAAGCTAGTCCTAAGATATTAGAGGTAGGTACAAAAATAACAAGTGGAATAGGTATGGCGATTGGATGGATACAGCAACAAATGCCAACTTTAGCTCCAATTTTTCAAACAGCTTTTGGAGCTGTATCTTCGATTGTATCAACTGTTGCCCCAATAATTGGTCAAGTTATAGGAGCTTTAAGCCCTGTTTTTATAGGATTGCTTTCTGTTGCTTCTTCTGCATTGTCAGGGATTGCTTCTGCTGTTAAAACTGTAGCTCCTGTTGTAAGTTCTTTAATTTCTAAGTTAGCGCCAATTTTTTTAAATGTTGGAAGTACTTTAAAATCTATGGGTAAGATTTTTAAAAATGTTTTTGATAGTGTTATGAAAATAGTTAAAAAAGCGTCTGATTTCATAAAACCATTAGTCAATGGAATAATAGGTGCAACAAAAGGCATTAGTGATGGAGTTAGTTGGGTTGCTGGAAAACTGGCTGGAAATGCAACTGGAACGAAATATTGGTCGGGCGGACTTTCTGTCGTAGGCGAACATGGACCCGAACTTGTATCTATGCCACGTGGTAGCAAGGTTTTTACAAATGCAGAAAGTAAGTCTATGATTAATAAAAGTATTCCAAATTTTAGACAAGTGCAAGGAGAAAACACAAATTATAATATAACAATTCCTAAAATTGCTGAACAAATAGTAATAAGAGAAGATGCTGACATTGAAAGAATAACATCAAGCTTAATAAAAAAAATACAAATGGCGAAAATGGGCGGTGTTGTTTAATGGAAATGTGGCTTAGACAATCGAATGATTCTTTTAGATTCCCTATACTTCCGACCTCTTTTGAAATAAGCGGAAATATAAATACAAGTACAACAAATGTGTTGAAACTTGGAGAAGTAATTGTTTGTGGGGGTATGGGACTTAGAACAACAGAGATAAACAGTTTTTTTCCAGGTGAACAATATCATTTTTGCAATTATAAAGATTTTCCACAACCATATGATTGTGTAAATAAATTGAAAAAGTGGATGGAGCAGGGGTTAATTTTAAGGTATATAATAACTGAAACTGATGTGAATATGGAGGTTATTATTGAAAGCTTCAAACATGGCAAGCAGGATGGTACAAACGATGTTTACTTTACATTGAGTTTAAAAGAATATAAAAGAATTCAGATACCTAAAGTAAATACTAATAATGATGAAAAGTTATCTTCTGTAAAAGATGTGCCACTGACAAAAGGATTTGAGGTTAAGAAACAAAGAACTCATAAGGTAAGTAAAGGTGACAGCCTTTGGAGTTTGGCAAAAAAATATTATGGTAATGGGGATTTGTGGAAGAAGATTTATGATGCAAATAAAAAATTAATTAAAAATCCTGACATCATCCAAGATGGTTGGGTATTGGTAATTCCATAGGCTGGAGGTGATTTATAATTAACAATATAAAGTTAAAAGTACACATAAAAAATGGCAATATCTATGATATAACTGATATAGTAGAAAAAGTTACATGGAGTGGTGATTATAAGTCACCATCAAGGACATTAGAATTTTCTATAGTACAGTCAGCTTCTGATATTAATTTTAGAAAGATAGATATACCTATAGCTAGTACAGTTTGTTTTTATGTGGATGATAAAGAACTCTATAGAGGAATGATAATTAATAGGTCTAAAGACTCTAGCAACAATAGTATTAGTTTTGTATCTAAAGATATGGGATTCTTGTTAACACAGAGTGAAGTGTCATATAACTTTAAAGATAAATTAGTTGAAGATATTGCAAAACAGGTATTTAATGACAATAAACTTGCAATAGGAAATATACCTAAAACTAATGTTAAATACACTAAGATGTTTATTGGTGTAACTGGCTATGATACTATAATGAGTGCATATACAGAAGCTAGTAAGACAACGAAGAAAAAGTATATGATAGAGTCTAATTTAGATAAATTTAATGTTATTGAAAAAGGGATTATTACACTAAATGTTATGTTTGAAGAAGGGTCTAATCTTATTAACACGAGCTTTTCAGAGAGTATGGAGAATGTAAAAAACAAGGTATTAGTTGTAGACCAGTATGGAAATAAAATAAGTGAAAAGATAGACGATAAAATTTTTAAAGATGTTGGAGTAATAATGCAAAAGGTTATACAGCAACAAGAAAATAGTACTGTAGATATTGAAAGTGAGTTCAAGGGAATAGAACAGACTTGCAGTTTGAAAGGGTATGGTGACGTGACTTGTATAACTGGCAGAGGTGTAAAAGTTAAGGATAGTTACACAGGTCTTACAGGGCTATTTTATATAGACACAGATAAACATAATTGGGACAGTAACGGAAATTATGAGATAGATTTAGATTTAAATTTTCAAAATATCATGGATGAAAAGACAGCAGGACAGGACGAACAGAAGGAAGAAAGTTCAGATTTGAATGGAGAAGGTACACTAAATGGAAGAGAAGTAAAAGCAGAATTTACAGCTTATTATCCGTCTAATAACCCTATGGAGGGTGGTTATTATCAAGCTATGGATGGTAAAAGACTTGTACCTTCAAACAATACTTGTGCTGCACCTAGTAAACTTAAATTTAAAACAAAAATTCAAGCAAAATGTCCTGGAACTAAAATTGATGGTAAAACTTATACAGTAACAGACAGAGGAGGAGCGATTGGCTTAAAAAACGGAGTGTATAGAATAGATATATTAATGTCTAGTGAAAAAGAATGTAATGATTTTGGAAGAAGAAAAGGAACAATAATAATTGGAGATGGCACAGGCTATACAAATGCAACAGGAAAAGCTAAAGAATTGATAAGTATAGCAAAAAGCAAGCTAGGCTGTAAGTATGTTTGGGGAGCTACTGGTCCAAATACTTTTGATTGTAGTGGATTCACTCAATGGTGTTACAAAAAGATAGGTATAAACATTCCTAGAGTATCAAGAGACCAGGGAAAGGCAGGTAAAGCAGTAAGTAAAGGAAGTTTACAACTAGGAGATTTAGTTTTCTTTTCTAGTAAAGGAGCAAATGGAGCAATAGACCACGTTGGCATGTTTATTGGAAGTGGCGAATTTATTCATTCTCCACATACTGGTGATGTTGTAAAAATAAGTAAGTTAAGTGGTAGTTATTACGCTAAAAATTATGTAACAGCTAGAAGGTATTTATAAAAAGGTGGTGATATAGTGGCTAATCCAATAAATGAATTTATAGGAATAATAAGAGAGGAAGGAAAACATTACAATGAACCTTCTTTTTTTATTGGGGAAATTAAAAGTAAATTACCAGATTTAAAAATAGAGGTAAATAATGTCATATTAGAAAAAGAAGATATTTTAATAGATAGTTGGATTCTTGATAGGCAGATAGAAACATTTAATACAGAAACAAGCCAGGAACATAGGCATGAAGTAAAAAATCCGTTCATAGATACCTTTGAGGAAGAGGACACAGTAATAATGTTTAAGATAGGTGATAAATTTGCTGTTGTAAGTAAGTTGGTGAGCTTATAATGAGTACAATATTTCCTTTCATAGGTGTACCAGAAGATTATGAAATACCGAAAACAGAAGAATTAGAATTATTTAGAGAAGTGGCTTGGAATTTTGAAAAAGATGAACCAGTTGTGGAAAATGGAGATTTTAAGGTCATTGAGGGCAATGAAGCTATAAAAGTTTGGGTGTATAAATGTATAAAAACTAACAAGTATGAGCATGAGATTTATTCATGGGGTTATGGAACAGAACTTTCAGAGCTTATAGGTCAAAAATACAGCAAAGGACTTACAGAAAGTGAAGCTAGTAGATATATAAAAGAGGCTTTATTAGTTAATCCATATATATTAGATATCAATGTCAAGAATACAAAATTTACAGATGATTTATTAAGTGTAGATATAGAAATTTCAACAATTTATGGGGAGGTGGAAGTTAATGTATAGTAGTCAAACATATGACGTTATTAAAAATAGAACTCTATCAAATATAGATTTAGATATCTATAAGAGTGAGGGTTCTTTTTTAAGTGATATAGTATCTCCAATCAGTACAGAACTCGCAAAATTCTATATAGAACTTTCATATCTTCATAAAAAAGCTTTTATTGAAGATAACTTCGACGATTTTTTAGATAAGAGAGTAAATGAGTTTGGAGTATATAGAAAGTTAGGAACAGAAGCAACTGGAGAGGTAATATTTGAAGGAAAAGCTGGAACAATTGTTCAAAACGGAACAATTATATCTTACAATGAGCTATTATTCGTAGTAATTAAAGATATAGTAATTAGTTCAGAAATCGAACAAAATACAAGCCCCGTACAGGCTTTAGAAATTGGAATTAGATATAATATACCTGCAAATACAGAATTTAAGCTACAAGACGAAATAAACGGTATAAGTAAAATATATAATAATTTAGACTTTAAAGGTGGTACAGAAATAGAAACAGACGAAGAATTAAAAGAGAGATTCTATAAAATACAGAAAAATCAAGCTACAAGTGGAAATAAGGCACACTATGAAGCATGGGCTTTAGAAGTTGAAGGAGTATATAATGCTAAAATTTATCCAAGATGGGATGGACCAGGAACGGTAAAGGTATTAATATTTGGAGAAAATAATCAAGCTGTTGACACAGAAGTAATTGAAAGATGCAAAGAACATATTGAGATAGAAATGCCAATAGGTCCTGCATTAACAGTTCTAACTCCAACTATTTTAGATATAAATATAAGTGCATCTATAAAACTAGAAGCAGGTTATACACTAGATTTTGTAAAAGAAAGCTTCTTAGAAAGCATTAATAGTTACTTAATAAATGTTAATAAAGAAATAATTTACACTAAAGTAAGTGCAATACTTGCAAGTACAGAAGGTTTACATGACTTTAGTAATTTATTATTAAATAATAAAGCTGAAAATATAGTATTTGAAGAAGACAAAGTACCAAGTGTAACTACTCTAAATTTTAGTGAGGTGGTTCAATGAAGTTAATTGATAAGTTACCTTATTTTTATAACAATTCTATTACTAGTAAAATACAAGAAGCTTATGACATAGAACTAGAAACACTTAGAGAAACTTATGACGATACCTTTGACCAGTTTTTTGTAGATACTGCAACGTGGGGACTTGACTATTGGGAGAACATTTTATCTATTAAAAACAGATGTGATTTAAGTATAGAAGATAGAAGAAGTAATATAAAAGCAAAGATGCGTGGCAAGGGTACAACTACTATAGAAGTTATAAAAGCTATAGGAGAGGCTTATACAAAGACTAATGTTGATGTAAAAGTATTTAGTAATCTATTTAGTTTTACACTTAGCTTTATAACAAATGATTGTAGTTATAGCACTATTTTAGAGTTAGATAAGAAAATAGAAGAAATAAAACCTGCACATTTAGAACATAAATTTGAGAGAGTTTTATATAATCAAAACGGACTTTATGCAGGAGCAATGACCAGCACAGGAGAAATAGTTACTATATACCCTTATACACCTAAAGACATAACATGTTTTGGGGAAATAATACTAGCTAGTGGAAACAACAAAAGTGCTGAAAGGGTAACATTATACCCTAAACAGGAGGTGATATGATTGACACAAACACAATATTATACATTACTTACAGAAATAGGTAAGGCTGCTATAGCAAATGCTACAGCACTCGGGACTAGAGTTGATTTTGCAAAAATAAAGGTTGGGGATGGTGGTGGAAGTGCATATATTCCAACAGAAAATCAAACAGCACTTAAAAATGTGGTGTGGGAAAGCACATTAGAGCATGTTCAAACAGACGAAAAAAATCCTAATTGGGTAGTTATCCAAAAAACTATAACAGGAGATACTGGAAACTTTATAATCAGGGAGGTTGGAGTATTTGATTCTAAAGACCAACTTCTCGCAGTATCTAGCTATCCCGAAACTTATAAACCTGCTCCGGATTCGGGAACAGTAAAAGAAATATTAATTAAAATTATATTAGCTGTGTCTAATGCAGCAAGTATAAATTTAAAAATAGACCCAACAGTTGTATTAGCAACTTTAAAAGATATACAAGATTTAGACAATAAAATTGATACAACTAAAACAGAATTAACAAACAACTTAGAAACTGCTAAAACAGAGTTAAACAATAAAATAGGTGATACAACACAACTTACTACAACAGATAAAACTAGTCTTGTTGGTGCATTAAATGAGGTAAAAACTAGCGTAGATAGTATAGAAACAACAGCAGAGAAAACAAGTTATAATAATGCAACAAGTAATCTTGCTGCTACGAATGTGCAAGGGGCGATTGATGAAGTTGTTAGAAAGATAGAAAAATTTAATGAGGTTAATATATCTATACAAAATGATATGTTACCTATTTAAGAGAGGAAAGTGAGAAAATGCAGTCAGAATGGAATTTTGATTATACAGGCGCAGAACAAAACGTTACATTGAAGCCTGGCAAATATAAATTAGAATGCTGGGGTGCTTGTGGAGGAGGCTGGTTTAGTGAATGGACTAAAGGCGCTAAAGGTGGTTATTCTAAAGCAGAACTTACATTAAAAAAAGAAACTATATTATATGTTTACGCTGGAGAAACTGGATGCCAAAAGTTTGAAAATAGTATTAATAACTGGACTGGATTTAATGGAGGGGGAAGAGGTACTAATGCAGGTGCAGACCCTAAGTTTATATTATGTGGTGGAGGTGCTACTGATATAAGACTTATTAGAGGAAGTTGGAGTAATGAACAAGGATTACTATCACGTATACTTGTTGCAGGTGGTGCAGGTGCAATTAGCAGTAGTGACTACGGCGTAGGAAATGGTGGTGGCATGGAAGGTTCAAAAGGATTTGATGGTTCTAATGCTTTTGTCACTGGAGGTACACAGTACCAAGGAGGAATAGGACTTGAAGATAAGTATAATGGTTCGTTTGGTAGAGCAAGTTCTACAGGAACAGGGCAAGGTGGAGGAGGTGGGTGGTTTGGCGGTGCGGGCGGTCTTAATTATAATGCTGCGGGCGGAAGTGGTTACGCACTAACTAAAGATAGTTATAAGCCACCTGGATATATACCAACATCTAAGTATTATCTTGATAATGTAGTCATGACTACTGGAGGTAATACTACTAAAGCAGATGGTTATGCTAAAATAACATTACTTCAAGCATTACCGTTTTTAACAGTATCATCTTATAACTCAACTACAGCAACATTTAAAGCAGACCACACAGACCCCACATTATTAACTAAAATAGAGTGGTTTATTGATGAGAAATTAAAAGAAACTATAACATCAAAGTTAACAATAGAAAAAACAATTAACTATACATTAGAAGATAATGCACTACACACGATTAAAATAGTTGTTACAGACAGTTCTAATGCTACAGCAGAGAGAATTTTTACAGTTAGTAAAGGAATTGCACCGCTTCCAACTGGCTCATCTAGCGAAGAAGTTACAAACAAATGGAGGGAAATTAAAGATTCATTTAAAACTGGTAAAACAAGTATTATAAATACTTTAGCATTAAAGAACATAGAGGCAAGCTTGAATAATACACTAGTTGAGTTATCAGAAAAGATAAAGCAGTCTTTTGATAGTTCAGATGCTAGTGTACAAGAGTTAGAAAATCAATTACTAATTGTAGAAAATGAGAAAGTGGGAGGAATTTTATAATGAATATAAATAATGTTGTAGTAAGAATATTGGCGGAGAGAATATTAAACAAAGGATTGAACCCTTTAAAAAACAGACCTTTTGAGTTAGATGACGTAACTAACACAGAATACAGAAAAGCCGTAGAGGATTATATAATTAAAGAAAGTGGAGTAGTAGAAGGAGCAGAACCTACGGCGTAAGGTTCTTTTTTTATTTCAATTAATTAGGAGGTTTTCATGAATGAAGAAGTTATAAAAGAAAAAATAAAACGAAATGAAATAAGAATAAACAGACACAGTGATGAAATAGACGAATTAAAGATAGCAAATATAGAGTCTAAAGCAGAGTTAAAAGCATTGTGTGAGAATCTAAATTCACTTACAAGTATGTTGAAGTGGCTGATAGGAACAATGATTACAACACTAATAGGGTTCTTTATATTTGCTATTCAGAGAGGAATATTTTAAATTAGGAGGATAAAAGATGGATAATTTAATAAGTTTTATACCAGAGCAGTTACTAATTTTAGTAGCTGCTCTTTATGTTATAGGAGCAGGTTGCAAGAAATATAAGCAATTAGATAACAAGTATATTCCAGTAGTGTTATTGATACTTGGTATAGGTTTCTCAATATGGATGCTAGGATTAAATCCTAGTGCAGTTTTACAGGGAATAATCTGTTGGGGAGTTGCAATAGGTATAAATCAAACTTACAAACAGTTGAAGGAGGAAAATAAATAATGAAAATATGTATTACAGTAGGACACAGTATTTTAAAAAGTGGTGCATGCACTTCTGCTGATGGGGTAGTTAACGAATACCAATACAATAAATTTCTTGCACCAGTATTAGCAGATACATTTAGAAAAGAAGGTCATAAGGCAGATGTAATAATATGCCCTGAAAAGCAGTTTAAAACTAAAGCAGAAGAAAAGATTTATAAAATACCTAGAGTTAATAGTGGAGGATATGATTTACTTATAGAGTTACATTTAAATGCAAGTAACGGTCAAGGAAAAGGTTCAGAAGTTCTATATTATAGTAATAAAGGTTTAGAATATGCAACTAGAATATGTAATAAGCTAGGTACAGTATTTAGAAATAGAAGAGCTAAATTAGATAAAGGATTATATATCTTAAATAGTTCAAAGCCTACAGCAGTATTAATTGAAAGTTTCTTCTGTGATAATAAAGAAGATTATGAGAAGGCTAAGAAACTTGGATATGAAGGAATGGCTAAGTTAATTGTTGAGGGTGTATTGAATAAAAATATAGGTGATGAGGGAGTCAAAGAGATGTACAAACATACAATAGTTTATAGTGGAGAAGTTGACAAAATCCCTGCAACTGTAGTTGGTTGGGGGTATAATGATGGGAAAATATTGATATGTGATATAAAAGACTACGTACCAGGTCAGACAGAAAATTTATATATTGTTGGTGGTGGAGCATGTGAAAAGATAAGTTCTATAACAAAAGAACATTATACAATGATAAAAGGTAATGATAGATTTGATACACTTTACAAAGCGTTAGATTTTATTAAGAAATAAGTTTGTAGAGAGTGGTAACTATTTCATCAGTTACCACTCTCTCTTTTTTTATCCTTTTTGTTATATTCTCTTTCAAGTGCTGTTTTTTTAAAAACCCATGTCGTTCCGAATTTTTTACAGTCTACACCTTCCACAAATTTTCCGTTTCTTATATTAAGTCTTAACGTACTTTCACCTTTTTTATAAAGTTCACAAGCATCTTTTATAGAGATTAGTTCCTCAAATACATCTTTCATTTTAACAACTCCTTTTACTTATATTATAATCGCAAAAGTTTAAAAAGACAAGGGGAAAATAAGCGTAAAAGTTTAATAAAAGTGTTGACTCAATAAACGTAAACGTTTATAATATAATTAAAGAAAGATAAACAAAGGGGGATATAAAAATGGAAAAATTCATCAGACTTGATTACGATAAGGGCTTTAGAGGAAAAGAACATGTAAGTTCTGCAACTGGAGATGGAGAACATTTTGAAGCAGGAATTAGTTGTTATAAAATAAGTAAAGAAAAATGTGTTGATGCTATAATAAATTTATGTGAATATTGGTTTGAATTTGCAGGTGAATGTCAATTCAAAGATTTCGATATAAATATTTTTGAAGGATGCTATGTAGGTGAGGGGGCTAGTTACGAAGATTTAGCCACTTGTGAGAAACATTTATATACTGTAGATGGTTCTTTATTCAATGAAGTTTATGACTTATATTATATGCATGAAACATACTTAGAAGAAAATGGAAATGTTGAAGAATTAGAAGAAAACTACAAAGATGAATATATAACAACAGAAGAATTTGAAACTAAGATAAAAGAAATGTTTATAAAATATCTGTAGGAAGTGAAAACATGAAAATTGGAGATAAATTTGAAAATCTTACAATACTAGATATAGAACAAAAAAATGGCAGGAAATATTGCTTATGTAAATGTAGTAATTGCAATAATGAAAAATGGATAAGGGCAGATAGTTTAAAAAGAATAAAAGCATGTGGATGCATGAAAAGTAACACACAGTTTAAACAAAATGATTTAACAGGCAAAAAGTTTGGCAGATTAACAGCAATAAAGAACACTAATAAAAAAGCTAAAAGTGGTCACTATATTTGGGCTTGTAAGTGTGATTGTGGAAATGAGATTAAGACAGCAGAAAACAATTTAACTACTGGTAGAACTAAATCATGTGGATGCTTGAAAAAGGAATCTAATATAAAAAATGCAAAGATAGCGTTAAAAGTACATAAAGAAAAAAATATTATTGATGATACAAATCTATCTATTATAAAAAAGACAGAAGCGTATTCTAATTCAAAAACTAAAATTAGAGGCGTTTCTTGGAATAAAGAAAAAAGAAAATACTGTGCACAAATAGAATTTAAGAAAATGCATTATAATCTAGGATACTATGACAACATAAGAGAAGCAGAAGAAGCATACAAAAAAGCCAAAGAAAAATTCTTAAAAGAAATAAACGGAAAAGTTTAAAAAACTATTGACTTAATAAACGCAAACGTTTATAATATAATTAAAGAAAGAAATAATCAAAAGGAGGATATAAAAAATGAATAAACAAAAAGCTAGAAGATTTTTAAGAGTTATAGATATGAATATAGATAAAATAGAAGAAGAAGCTATAAAAGCTTTTAAAGAAAGTTGTTTAATCAAAGAGACTAATGATATAAAAATTTATATCGATATACAAGGAAAAGTTGAAGCGATAGCAGTTCAAACTTGGGCTAAACTTTTAGATGATGACAAAGAAATTAATATTTTCACATTAAATCAAGCACCAACTCATTTAGACGATATGTTTGGAGAAATTTACCATGTAAATGATTATGAAGAGTTCGAAAAATGGTGTGAAAAAGGAAGATAAAAGTTTGAATTGGGATAGTTATGAAAAATTCAATAAAGAAAATTTCGAAGAAATCGCTGAAAGAAATATAGATGATAGCTCATCAGCTTTTTTAGAAAAATTACGTGAAGGCATTGAAAATTGTAAACAAGAATTACAAAATATAGTTGAAAATTAAGTAGAAGAGTATTATTATTAATGTATATAGTATCGCTTTTGGTTAACTATAAGGGCTGTCTCTTATACACATCTCCGAGCCCACGAGACATGCGCAGATCTCGTATGCCGTCTTCTGCTT